CACGATAGATAAGAATTGAGTCTTCCAGCAGTTCTTTCTGCTTGAACACTTTGTAGATGTTTTCCAAGATGCTTTTGCCAAACGGCCAAAACACATCAAGTCCTTCATTCAGGCTCATGTGCACCACGTGCTTGGCATCCAAGCAAACTTCGTTCATGGCCTGCATGAATCTGCTGTTGCCCACACCACCACCTGTGCCGCCATTGGGCATGGTGTAGTTGGCGGCACCCGAGATTGTGCCTGTCACAGGATTGGTCATGTAGTCTGTGGTGGTCTTGGCTGCCACAGTCATGTTCTGAAAGTTGGGATTGATGTCACGGATCACATACTGTTCAGGACGCTTGCCTTCTGATTCGTTCACAATCACACGAGCTACCTTGCTCATGTCCACCCACATCATTTCAAATGTTTCTGGATCACGTACAAAGATCTGATCGCCGTACTTGATGGTATTGCGGAACAGCTTGAAGATACGCTGATCTAGTTTGTTTAGTTTTGTCCACTGTTGCAACTGTTTACGGATGATGTCAATCTCGTGATCAGTAGGCGTGTCTGAATATTTTACTTCAAACGGTGTGCCGTTTTGTTCGTTTAGTTGCGTACTAAACTCAGCAATGATGTCCAAGCATGCATTGATTTCTGAGTCCATGTCCATGTTCTCGTACTGGTTATAACGTTCAATACGGTTGGGATGACCTGAGTATACTTCTGGCAAACGGCTGGCATAGTTACGATAAACCATGTCTGCAGGGTAGTTATCGGTGCCGTTGTTTTTGCCGTAGCCCGGAAAGCCGTCAGCGTAGCGTCCTGAAATTGGACCTAACTGACCAGTGGTGTCAGCCACTTTGAAATATTTTTTCCAGCCGGGGGATTGTTTTTCTGCCATAGTAAGTTATTTACCGTGATTACATGGAAGTTTGCAGTATTCTTTCCTGTACACTAACCGAGTTCTTTTGCTCTCTGATCATGTCTGACATTGCATTTATAAGCTGTTCTGTTTGCTCTCGCATGACGTTGACCAGTTCAGTCATTGCTCTGTTGTCTGATGATGCTACCGCAGTAACTTCACGCTCAGGTGCATCTTTCATGCTTTGCATCATACCTTCAAACATCTTTTTCACGTCTGGCATTTCTAAGTTGATAGGTATTGCCCCGTTGTCCAAAGGAATCATTGCCTCTGGACCTTTTTCTGCCACCATGGCAATCTGTGGGGTTGATGCAAGACCGCCATCTGCATAGCCAGGAATCTGTGCATGAATATGACCTGCTGTGGCTTTTGAACTGGGGTTGTTGTATTCATCAATGGCTACGCTGGCACCCATGCTTTTGAGCCATTTTGTAATTTCTTTGCCTTCTTCTACTGAGGGCTGTTTTGACAGTGCAAAGTCCATGGCACGGCCTGTGGTATGGCTACTACTGGGAGATTTTTCCTGGTGAAACTTGTCGTTAAATCCAGAGAAGTAAGCAAAGTTAGGCATGTTGGCCTGCACTTGCTGTGCTAGTTCAATAATCTTGGGATCAATTTTACTGCCTTCGGCCTGCACATCACCTTGTTTGAGCTTGAGTCCCATCTTGGTTAGATCTTGCTGAGATGCTACCCCGCCAGCAACGCCTTGGCCGCCACCCATGGCAGGCATGTTTCCTGCGGCTGGCATTTTCATTCCTGTGCCTCCAGGTGCTCCACCAGTAGCAGATGCTCCAGCGGCTGCTGCTTTTTGTTGTAGAATATCAATCTGTGCTTTGATATCTGGAGTCTCTAGATCCATCAACTGAGTTTTGAGATCCACATAACTCTTGTATGCTATACTGTATTTTTCAGCACGTTTTGTGTCTGCATCTGTAAGTCGTTCTAGTTTTACTGAATCTTTGGCTATTTCATCAAATGCATCATCCATTTCTCTAGACCCTGTGGTCATGGACTTGGATACTACTGTGAGCGATGCTACTAAAGATTTTATACTGTCAGATGCTGCCGGATTGGCCATGTTGCTTCCACTGGTCATTCCTGACAGTTTGTTGTTGGGTATGATGTTTCCGGCTACGTTAGGAGTGAATAATTCTTCACCTTTCTCTCCAACTTTATAAGTTTTACCAGGGGTAACAGGGCCTCCTATTGCTCTAGCCTCTGGTTCTGGTGCTACTGGGGCATCTTCGCCGCCAAAAAAGGTCTTACCCATCCATTCGCCAATATAATCACCAATGACCGCACCGGCAACTCCGCCTAAAATAGTACCAGCACCTGGTACTACTGATCCAGCTATACCACCAATGGCACCGCCAAGTGCCTTGCCTACTACTTTGCTAGTGACATAGCCAGCGGCTTTTTTGCCAGCATAATTACCAACAACACCACCAGCAACTGCGCCTGCAATGTTGCCTTTGGTGCTGTCAGTCATAGCCTTACCGCCCGGAGTTAGTTCATTAAGTTTGTTTGCTCCTGCTATGGTAAGGTCGGCCAGTTTCTTCATGGCCGCTTGTGCTGGGCCAATGCCTTTGACAATAAAGTCATCCATGGCCTTGTTGGCATCAATCTGTTTTTTAATCAACTCTGCTTGCGATGCCAGCATTGGATCAACACCACCTTCTAATATCTTCTTCTGATCCTCTTTGATCTTGGCCATGTTAGCTGTGATATCACCTTGAGCCAACTGTGCTAGTTTCAACTGCTCATTGATTGGTCCAAAACTCTCATTATATGCTCCGAACTGTCCCAGTACCACACCCACTGAGTCTGCTGTCTTGCCCATGGCTGTACCAGTTATGGTCACAGCATCAGTATAACTCATTTGACCAGCAATAACTTTTTGTGTGGTCTCTAGCATGGCTCCATTACTGGCCAAGTTGGCTGCTTGTGCATCAGCATTGCTTAGGTTACCTGTAACTGATGCTTGAAAAGCCGCTGCCATCTTAGGTCCAGCTGCTTCGTAGATTGAATTCATTTTTAGCAGTTCTTGAGCTGCCTTATCGTTGCCTTCTAACTGCAACTGACGAATCTTGGCCGCAAACTGCTCGCCTTGCAAAGCACGCTCACGCTGATCTTCCATTTCCTTGCGTGTCTGACCAGTTAGCTTGCTTAGGGCATCTTGTTCAACCAAATATTTTTTAGCACCTTCGGCAAGTTCTGCTGTGGTTTTGTTTTGACTTTGCCCCAAGCGTGTTTGTATTTTTAAGTATCCTAACGTGCCTTCGGTCATGTCAGTCATGCTCATGCCCATTTTTAGGAAGTCTTCTCTACTGCCTTCAAGGGCTCCGCCTATGTCTTCTAGTCTTTGTCGACCTTCAAATACTGAACCAGAAAATAGAGCTAAATCTTTACTACTAGCTGCAACCAATGATACATATCCGTCAAGTTCGTTCATTGACAAACCTAACTTCTTGGCTCCTTTGTACACACCAGTCATACCGTCACTAGCACCAGCACCTGCTTTGCTAAGACCCGAGTATGTTTTGTACAACTGGTCTGCCATGGTGTTGGCAGCTTTGGTGTAAGCAGCCACAGCACCAACTGCGGCTGTAACTCCTGCAATTAGCAAACCTACTACTTTGCCAAACGGATTCATCAAGGCCAGTGCTACTGCGGCTGCTGTTGCTGCCTGGGCCATGCCGTCAATGCTTTCGTTAAACGCTGCCGCACCTTTTTTACCCTCCAGCATGGCTTTGCCTGCCGACATTGCAGCGCCTGCCACATAACCGGCAGCATCGCCAAATTTTTCCATGCCTTTGGTGGCATTGTTGATACCTCCACCAGCATTTGTGTCGGCCATGGTGTATTACCTATAAGTAGAAGTATATTTATAGGTGCAAAATGACCCAAACTGCTAACCCGCTGAGACATTTTTTTAGACAACCAGCAATCTATCTACGACTGCCAAGCGATGGTAATTTCTGGCCCGAAGGCGATCTTGCAATGACACAAAATCGCGAACTGCCTGTGTTGCCCATGACTGCCATAGACGAAATTACCTATCGCACACCCGATGCCTTGTTTAACGGGCAAGCTGTGATTTCTGTGATTCAAAGCTGTATTCCCAACATTAAAAATGCATGGTCAGCACCCGGGCTTGATGTCAATGCTATTTTGATTGCTATTCGTATTGCTAGTTATGGGCATAACATGGGCATCAGTACCACTTGCCCAAAATGTCAAACTGAAGAGCAATACGAAATTGATCTGCGCAACATGTTGGACCAGATTTCGTCACCTGACTACACTCAAACTATCACCCACGGTGATTTGGAAATTGCGTTTCAGCCAGTGTCTTACAAGAATCAAAACAACACCAATCAAATGCAGTTTGAGGAACAGCGCATGATTCGAGCTATCCCAGGATCAGACTTGCCCGATGATGAAAAAATACAAAAACTCAATGCCGCGCTAAAACGCATCACTGAGCTCACAGTAGATGCCATGAAATTCAGCATTGCCAGCATCAGAACTCCGCAGGCCCTGGTAACAGAGCCCGAGTTTATTCAAGAGTTTTTAAACAACTGCGATCGCAACTTGTTCAGCAAAATACGTGATCGTGTGATTGAGCTCAGAGTTGCCAGTGATTTGAAACCTGTTAAAATTGTGTGTACCAATTGTAGCAATGAATACGAACAATCAATGAATCTGGATCAAGCAAGTTTTTTCGAAGCCGCCTCCTGACCGCATCAGCTGAGCAGATTTCTGCTATGATTGACAGAATGGACCAGGAGGCCAATGACTTAAAACGTCAAGGGTTAAAAATGTCTTGGTACATGCGTGGCGGCGCCAGTTATGATGATGTCATGAACATGAGTCATCAAGAACGGCAAATGGTCAGTGAACTGATCAAAGACAACTTAGACACAACTAAATCTAGCAAATTACCATTCTTCTAATGGACATTGAACAAGTCAAACGAGATATTGAGCAGTGGATTGTGAACTTTGTAGAAGTTCCACATCCTGCGCTGGGCGGCTTTCCGCCTTGTCCTTATGCTCGCAGTTCGCGGCTCAAAAACAGCTACGATGTGTTCATTGGTAGTGATCCGTATTTTGATCTCAAGAATCGTGCCCGACACGGCATGGGCAACAAAGAGGTTGTTATATATGTTTACGATCCTGTGGAATGGCCACATGAATTATTTGCTGCCAGTTTAGATCATGCCAATCAAGATTTTTTGCTGGCTGCTGACTTGCTGACCTTAGAAGATCATCCTGCTGACCAAGAAATTGTAAATGGTATCTGCATGAATCAAGGCACATATGCTCTGGCACTGGTACAAAGTCTAAGCGATCTTAACACCAAAGCACACATGATGGCTCACAAGGGATTTTATGATTCTTGGCCAGAAGACTATCTCACAGCACTATTTCAACACAGAGAGGATCCTCGCAAGTGACTTACCAGTTTGCCAGAATCAATTTAGAAAAAACAACTTATCAACCCCGGGTAGATTGGTTCTACATCACTGAACCCAACATTGCAGAACTGCAAGACATCTACAGAACCTACTGTATCTACAAACACTTTGGCAGTGTGATGCCCTTGTTTGACAGCCAGTTCACAGAACCAGGCATGGATCTTATTGGCTACAGGGATCAAGGCGAACTGGTAGCGTTCTCCATGATGAAACGTTATGACGACAAAAATTTATTAGCCGCACAATTTGCTTGGAACTATCGCAAGCCCCGATTACGTTTGGGAATTTCAAGTTTACAAACAGAATGTGCAATCTACAGAGAGCGTGGATTTGAGTACTTGTACTTGGATCAAGCTCACCTGTACAAACAGGACCTTGAAGGTTTTGAAATACTAGGACCACTATAACATGGCAGACATTTACACAATTTGGGCAGACAAAGAAGGCGACATCTCAGACTTAGACTGGGTCAACGGTATGAAGAGCTTTTTTGATCATTTGAAATCAGAAGGCCGGATGGAGGACTATCGCATCACTAGATGCAAGATGGGATTTAGATCAATCGCAGACATGCCTGAATGGATGATACTCATGGAGTTCAAGGACATGGCTCAAATGGACAGTGCATTTAAACGTGTTGCTCCTCTCGAAGGAGAACTAGAAGCCAAACACAAGTCATTCAATCAATTTGTGTCGGGAACAATACAACATGCATTATTTCGTGATTGGCCAGATACATTTGTCTAACACATTCAAGAACTTCTAACGAAGTTCTATTGACTCGCTTTGCTCGTCAATGTTTTTTTAACTCTTGAGCGAAGCGATTTAAGCTATTATCTAGATTACGTGGTCATAGTTCACCGTATGCACGGTGAACAAAAAACGCCATTATCTGAGTATAGCAGTCATCTATCATAATGAGATTGTAGTTTCCTACACGG